CCACGTCCTCGACTGGGCTGAGGACGAGAACGACCCCGGCCGCATCGGCGTCTGGCTCGACAACGACGATCCCATCGGCTCCGTGTGGATGATCGACAGCGAGACGTGGATGGCCGAGACGCACTTTGGCGGCGGCTTCGACACCGAGTGCGACACGTTCGAGCAGGCCGTCGAAGCGCTGTACGAGCACTCGAAGGCGACCCACCGATGAGTTGGCACGATCCGCTCGTCCACGTGTCGATGACGCCGACGGTCGCCGAGGCGCTGTGTGACCGGGCGGGCATCTGGCAGTACGACGGCCAGCAGGAGCTTGCCGGTGTCCCGCTCGGCGTTCGCTACGACCCCGAGCACGAGCGCTGGACGTGGGCGCTGGACGAGGCAACCACGTGGGCCATCGTTCGTCTCGCTGAGATGGACTCTGAGTGGGAGGACGCCACTCGACCCGGTTGAGGTGGCTCACAGCATGTGCTAGTCTGTGAGCGTCACCCCGACCGAGGAGACGTTCCCACATGAGTAGAGCAAGTAGCGAGGGCTGGGACACAGCCCTCGACGCACAGACGGACCTGCTGCGGTCCTTCGGCACTCTGGAGGGCCGGAAGTACCTCAGCGGATTCGTCCAGTCGCTCGGACGCGCAGGCGTGTTCGACGCGAACACCGGCGACATCGTTATGGGCGATCCGGAGTACGCCTCCATGCTCGTCCACGCCGCCACGACGTACCTGGCCGACTGCGACCCGATGTACGTCAGCGCCGACCTGACCGAGCTGGTCGACTACGCCGCCGACCACAAGAGCCGCAGGGCCGAGCCGCTGATCGTGACCGATCTGATCACGCCGTCCGGCTTCGCGTACTTCTCCAAGCCGCTGTTCGTGACCGACACGCGCGGGCTCCAGATGCCCTTCCGGGCGATCCAGTGGAACCCGACCACCGACAGGACCGCGCCGGGCGAGGCCGTCAGCATGGCGCAGTCCGGCCAGGCGTACACCGGCGTCATCGTCACGCTGTACGCGCACCGCGGCGACGGCGACCCGCTGGACGACGAGAACCGCTACAGCGACATCCGCGTCGGCGGCTCAGACCTCGTCATGGAGTACGTCACCACGATGCGCTTCGCCCAGGAGTCCGAGGTCTACGAGAAGGACGACTCGATCCGCGACATGCTCGCGCACGTCAAGACGTTCTTCCGGCTCTGCCAGCAGACCATCGCGGTGCCACGGCACGAGCGCGTGGCCCGGCCCACCTGGAAGCGCGCGCGCGCCACCTGGCGCGACATCAAGGAAGTCGTCGTGTTCACCCTCCGGCGCGCCAAGACGCCGCAGTACGAGGGCGAGCAGCAGGAGGTCGCGTGGTCGCACCGCTGGATGGTGAACGGGCATTGGAGAAATCAGTGGTACCCGAGCGAGAAGGTCCACCGGCAGATCTGGATCGCCCCGTTCATCAAGGGGCCCGACAACAAGCCGCTGATCCTCAAGCGCCGAGCGTTCGAGCTGATCCGATGACCGACGCGATCCAACGCTTCCCCGAGGGCCGTCCGCTGGAGGCCGGGCGCCACGCGACCTACAAGCAGCTCATGGGCGCGATCCAGCGGGCCAAGGCCGTGAACTACAACCGGCAGCTCCCGGCGAAGCTCGTCCGGCGTCTGGACCCGCAGGGCATCAGCACGTTCACGTTCGTCATGGTCCACGAGCACATCGACCAAGTGCCGGTCGAGCACCCGCACGTGCGCGCGTACGGCCACATCAAACTGCGCGGCTCGATGACCGCCCACGAGCAGATCATCGACATCCCGCTGGTGTGCTGGCGCAACTGGCGCACGGGGGACGAGTAGCGCACGTCATGTGCTACTCTTGGTGAGTACCTAATCCCCTGACCGAGGAGAACACAGATGGCACGAGTTACCTACGTCAAGAGCGCCAAGGGCCGCAAGGACGGCCGGGCGCGCAAGTGCAGCAACTGCGGCACCGAGATCAAGCCGGGCGATCCCTACAAGTGGTTCGCGAACCGCATCGGGCGCTTCAGCCAGCGCAAGGACTTCTGCGCCGACTGCCGCATCCGGCCGTCGATGCAGACGACCAGTCCGCACCTGGGCACGATCTACGCAGGCCAGGAGGCTGCCGAGGACGCGCTCGCCGCCGGTGGCAGCGACATGAGCTTGACCGACATCGCGGACGCCGTGCGCGGCTACGCGGAGGCCCTGCGCGAGGCGTCTGAGAGCTACCGCGAGTCCGCGCAGAACATCGAGGACGGCTTCGGCCACGAGACGCAGCAGTCGCAGGAGATCAACGAGAAGGCCGACGAGTGCGAGTCGCTCGCGGACACGGTTGAGAGTGCCGCCGACGACATCGAGAGCATGGACGACCCCGAGGCCGACGAGGACGAGTTCGCGAACGACTACGAGGGCGAGACCGACGAGGACGACAAGCCGGTCGATGCCGACGAGTGGAACGAGCACGTCCAGGCCAAGCGCGACGAGCGCCGCGAGGCAGCCATCGACGCCGCCAACGACGCGCTCGGGGAGTCGCTCTGATGACCCACTTCGAGAACCACGCGGCCAGCACCGCCGAACAGGTGCTGGCCCCACTCGACGGCTGGGCACACCAGTGCCACAGCGCCAGCGTGCAGCTCGTGCGCTCCGGACGCTTCGGTGTCTGCCGCGTCGCGCGTGGCGCGTGCACCGGCGTCAGCGCACAGCACTCCTGGCTGATTCTCGGCAACGACTGCTACGACGACGACGCCACGATCATCGACCCGACACTCTGGAGCTACGACGACACCGTCACTGGCGTGTGGGTCGGCACCTACCAGGACGGACGACACCGCCCGCACGGCAAGGGGTTCATCTGGGACTGGGGCAGGCCGAACAAGGCCCGCGGCCCCGCCATCACGCTCACCCCGCGCGAGCCGTTCTCCGACGCCGCGCTCGGCTTCCTGGACATACTCGGCCCGCTCGACCACGACGGCTGGTGCATGCTCGCGCACGCACCCGTTGAGGGCTGGCCTGCCGGGGAGATCCTCGACGCCGTCCAGCACACCGACGGCCTGGCCGGACGTGTGCCGATCGACATTCTCGGCATGGTCACCGACCTCAACCCCAAGGGCCTGTACCTGCCGGAGGCCGCGTGATGGCCGGGTTCCCGAAGTACCGAATCGAGGTCAAGAACGGGCGACACGACCCGTTCACCGACATCATCGTCGCCCGGCGCGACACCTACCCCGGCGACCCCAGCGGCTACGAGGCTGTGATCCGGATCGAGAACGGGACCGTCACCTGCAACGCCCAGCCGGACAACCCCGAGCTGGCCGAGGCCGTGGAACGGGCGCTCGACTTCGCGAACGCGCTGGCGGGCGAGGGGGCGTCATGACCGATCCGATGATGGACGAGTGGCTGACCCTTCTCGGGTTCGCTACCGACTACATGGTCGCCGCCGAGGCGATGATCGACGGGCTCAAGGGCGACCTCGGCGTGGACACGCGCCAGCCGGACGCCATGGAGGCAGCCGCTCGCGTGATCAAGCGCCGCGTAGACGCGTACACCAAGGCACGCGAGGCCCTGGCCAAGTACGCACGCGACCGGCAGGCGCTGCTGCCATGAAGATCGCCTACGAGACTAAGCGCTTCGGCGCCGACACGCTCGACGCAATCCGGACGGCCAACGAGATCCTGGTCGAGTACGAGCAGCAGGGCTACGACCTGACGCTCCGACAGCTTTTCTACCAGCACGTCGCCCGCGGCCTGATCCCCAACACCGAGCGGTCCTACAAGCGGCTCGGCTCGATTGTCAACGACGCTCGGCTGGCCGGTCGCCTGGACTGGGATCACATTGTTGATCGCACGCGCAACGTTCGCTCAACGACGCACTGGCGCGACCCGGCGCACATCATCGACGCGACCGCGCGCAGCTACAAGGTTGACCTGTGGGAGGCGCAGGGCGACTACGTCGAGGTGTGGATCGAGAAGGACGCGCTCGTCGGCGTGATCGCCGGTGTCAGCGCTGAGCTGGACGTCCCGTACTTCTCCTGCCGCGGCTACACCAGCCAGAGCGAGATGTGGGCCGCTGGGCAGCGCCTGCTTGAGCAGGCGATCCAGGGCAAACAGATCACGATCCTGCACCTCGGCGACCACGACCCGTCCGGAATCGACATGACCCGCGACATCACCGATCGGCTGTCCCTGTTCATCGGCTCGGACTACGCGCGCCACCAGATCGAGCAGGACGAGCGCTGGGACACCTACAGCGAGCTGAATCAGAACTCCACGATCAGGCAGTGGATCCGCGAGGTGCTTGACCGGTTCACGGTCAACCGCATCGCGCTGAACATGGACCAGATCAACCAGTACCAGCCGCCGCCGAACCCGGCGAAGCTGAGCGACTCGCGCGCCGCGGGCTACATCGACGAGTACGGCGACGAAAGCTGGGAGCTAGACGCGCTCCCGCCCGACGTCCTCTCCGGGCTGGTCCGCACAAGCGTTGAGGCACTGATCGACACCGACGTCTGGAACGAGGCCGTCGAGCGACAGGAGGACGGCCAGCGATTGCTGCGTCAGGCATCGAAGCGGTGGGCATCAATCGTGGAGGGCCTCAACGGGGGCGAGCCGTCTGAGGACGAGGACTGACATTGAATGGAGAAGTCATGACACAGGCCGTGAAACAAGCGCGGAAGGCGGCTGCGGCTGCCGTGGCCGAAATCAACGCGGAGATCGAGGGCATCGAGCAGCAGATCGCCGACCTGCGCAAGCAGGCCAGCACGCTGCGGCGGCGGCGCGAGGAATGGGCCAAGCTGGCCGACCCGCCCGAGAAGCTGTCGTCCGTGGACGCGGCGATGCAGAGCGCCGGACCGGCTGCCGTGGCTGCCGTGGCCGACTTCCTGCGTGAGCACGGCACCGCCTACCAGTCTGAGATCGCCAAGGCGACCGGGCTGAACTCGGGCACGATCACGCACTCGCTGCACGTGCTCGCCCACGACAAGGCCATCGCGGCCACGGGCCGCAAGCGTCGCAACTCGGCGCAGTTCGAGTGGATCGGAAAGGTGCCGGTAGCGGCATGACTGACCTCTACCGCATCGCCCGCGAGGTGACCGACTCGGTCCTGCCGCCGATCACGCTGCAGATCGGCAAGCACTACGTCCACCCCGACGACGGCGAGATCGAGATCACCAGCGGCTGCTACCGCGATCCGACGTTCGGCCGGGTCAGCAACTTCTGGTACTGGACCGTCGTCGCGACCGGCGAAACCAAGCACGGCTACGGCGACAACTGGCCCGAGGCGTGACCCGGCGCCAGCGCGAGGCGCTCGCGTGGCTTGAGTCTGTGGGCAAGAGCACCGCTAAGCTGGCGCGACGCCACGGCTTCCAGCAGCGCACGCTCGACGCGCTGGCCGATGCCGGACTGATCGAGCGCGAGTACATGCCGCGCGTGGTCGGCGGACCGTTCCCCGTCTACCGCGCGCTAAGCCGTTCTCCGCTAGCTCACGACGTGCGCGACGGGTAGCACAGGGTAGGTGCTCGGAGGGCCGTAGGCGCGGCCCCGTGAGCCCTGCGAGCCTGTTTGGAGGGGTTGGCGGGACCGGAGGTAAGGTCTGCGCAATGACCGCCTTCGAGCGTGTCGTCGTGCCCCGGCCGACCACGCCGCCGTGTCCCGCCGCCGCCCTGATCGCAGAGGCAGTGGGCGGCACCGGCTGCATGTGCCGGATCACGGACAGCCTGATCGACAGCCGCCGCGACCCCTCGACGCTGGTTGCCTACTGCTTCAACGAGCCGGGCTACCAGGAGTGCCCAGTGTGGCGCGCGGACCGCGAGGAGATGTGGCGCAGCAAGACCATTCGCGACCTACTGAACAGCCGGGGCGACCGCGTCGGCGGGCACCCGGAGGATCGCGAGCGCAACGACGGGCTCGCGCTTGCACTGGACGCTCAGGAGCGCGACGCATGGGAGCGACAGCAGGAACGGCAGCGCTGAAGCGAGAGATGTACTTGACCGACGGGGACATGCTGATCTGGATCGTTGACCTTCCCAAGCCGGGCCAGGCCGTGGTCGAGAACGCGCTGACCGGCAGAACCGACTACGTACCCGTCGAGCACCTCACTGGCTGGCGAGTCGTGGAGCCCGATCGTGGCTGAGTGGACCAAGCGTCTGCAGGAGGCCGTCGAGTCCCGCACCGGCAAGACCGTCGTTGACCAGGACCGCCTGGAGCTGCTGGAAGCCTCGGACATCGAGCGCCGGGCCATGCAGAAGGAGCTGGACCTCCTGGGCTACTACGTGCTCGACCACATCGGCGGGCAGCCACAGGAGGTCAAGCCGCAAGAACGACGTCGGATGGCGGCGCAGGCGCGCATGGTGTGGATCCAGGACCCCGTTGCCGGGGCGAACGTGGACCTGTCTTGCCAGTTCATCTTCGGACGCGGCGTACCCAAGCCGAAGGCGTCCGACGAGAGGGTCCAGGACGTCATTGACGAGGCCTGGGACGACTCGGACAACAAGGCGGCGCTGACCACGTTCTCCGCCCAGACCGCGCTCTGCACCGATCTCGTGATCCAGTCGAACCTGTTCATCCTGTTCTTCGAGGGCGACGACGGCAAGGTCAAGCTCGGCATGCTCGACCACGACCTTGTGGAGGACGCCGTTCGCGACTCGCAGAACCGCCTGCGCGTCCTCTACTACGTGGCCCGGCGCCGCGAGTACGAGTGGGACTACACGATGGATCGCATCAGCCTGAAGACGGCGGCGATGGCGCAGACGCAGATCGGCAAGCCGCAGGTTGTGTACTACCAGGCGCTGGCCGCGACCGATCCGGAGACTGGGAAGCTTGACACCGAGGACGAGACGTGCCCGCCCGAGAAGCTGGGCGAGGGCTACGTCTACCACATCGCGCTCAACCGCGGGACCGAGCAGGTGTTCGGCATTCCGGCGATGCGCCGGATCGTCCGGTGGATGGCGGCGCTGAACGACTTCATGTCAGCCCGCGTGGACCTCACGCAGGCGGCTGCCGCGTTCATCATGCGCCGGTCGGTGAAGGGCACGCCGCAGCAGGTGGCGAACATCGCCGCCAAGGCCATCTCTCGCGCGAGCAGCATCGGCGCGTCCTCGATTGACGACACCGGCACCCTGATCACCGGCCCGCGGCCGGGCTCGATCTTGAACGACTCCGACTCGGTCACGACGCAGCCGTTCACCGTCCCGACGCAGGCGGCGCAGGCATCACAGGACGCGCAGATGATCCGCTCGCAGATCAGTGCCGCCACCTGGCCGCAGCACTATTTGGGCGACCAGTCCAACGCGAACCTCGCGACGGCGCAGGCACTGGAACTGCCGGTCGTCAAGCGCGTCGAGGCGTTCCAGGAGCTGTTCGAGGGTCTGTTCCGCGCGTTCATCGACCGGGTGATCCAGCGAGCCGTGGACTCCGGGCGGCTGCCGACCGAGCTGACGGACGAGGAGCGCGCCGCGCTCAAGTCCAAGAAGCCGGGCGAGCAGGTACCGGGCGGTGAGGGTATGACGCCACCATCACCGGACCAGCAAGAGCCACCGCTGTCCATGACCGACCCGCTCGACAAGGAGCCGAAGGGGTTCCTCGGCGAGGGCTACGAAGGCCAGACCAAAGACGAGGCGCAGACAGAGCGTGACCTCGGCTACGAGTTCGCGATGCCGAGCCCGCTGAAGCGCACGATGACCGACCTCATCACGTCCATCGCAAACCTTGCGCGTACGTTTGACCCGAACAACACCAACCTGGAGCTGAGCCGCACGCTGCTGACCGTCGCGCTGGGCCAGGGGCTGGAGATGGCCGACCCGGCCGCCGCCGTGGAGCGCATCCTGCCCGAGGGCTACGTCGATCCGATGCTCGCGTCCTCCATGGGCGGCGCTCAGCCAGGCGGCGGCGGGGCGGCACCGCCACCGCCGCTGATTCCGACCGGCCCGAATCCATTTGGACCTGGCGGCGGCACACCTCCCGGCGAGGGCCCCGAGGGCGAGAGCAACCCGTACGGCGTGGCCGGGTTCTCGCAGGACTATCAGGACAACCAAGGCCAGATGTACCAGAGCGCCGAGGCCGAGCGCGTCGAGGACATCATGCAGCTTTGGGACGAGGAGTTGGGCGACCTCGTGGACGAGTTGCTGGCCGAGGCCGCGGCGGCGCGCAACGGACACTCGGACTAGCTCGCGTTCTTACCTAAGCCTTCGGTTCGCAAGCCTCAATCGTGTGCTATTGTTGAGGCACAACCAATCGCCTAGCGTGTGCTAGGCCGAGTGCAAGCGAAAGCTTGCGAAGGAGAAGACAGCCATGGGATTCACTCCCATACAGGCGGGGCGAGTCGCCCCGCATATCGAACGCGGCTACCTTGCAGGAGCCGCATACCAGTGGGTCCGGGAGACCGCCAAGAACGCTTTCGAGGCGGGCGCGAAGAACGTGACCTACGGCGTTGAGTGGCAGGGAGTAGTCGCCACCGGCACCTACCGACGGTTCGTCCTGGACGACGGCCACGGCATGTACCCCGACGAGCTGAAGACCTACTTCCGCACGTTCGGCGGCGGCGGGAAGCCCATCGGGGCGGCCGTCGAGAACTACGGGATCGGGTCGAAGACCTCGCTGTTCCCGTGGAACAAGGCCGGACTGATCGTGGTATCGCGCCGCGACGGCGAGGACTCCATGATCCGGGTGTACTACGACGAGAAGGCCGAGGAATACGGTCTCATGCAGGAGTTCATCGAAGGGAACGGCGTGGAGGACGTGTACGCCCCCTACTTCGATGAGGATCTCGGCGTGGACTTCGCCCAGCTACTGCCGACAAAGGGCGACGGAACCGCGCTGCTCCTGCTCGGCAACCACCTGAGTCAGGACACGGTCACGGGCGATCCCGACCGTGACGAGGATCACCTGGGCGGCATGGGGCGCTACATGGACAACCGCTTCTTTGAGCCTGAGGGCCGGGTGCTCATTTGGGAGATGCCCGAGAAGAAGGCCGATTGGCCAACGGAGCGGCCCGCGAACCTCAACAGCAAGCATTCGCCGATCCGGACCAGGACGACGAAGGGACTGGTCCACTTCATTGAGCAGAAAGCCGTCAAAAGCGGCAAGACGCTCTCGGGCACCGTCGACCTCGGCACCGCCAAGGCGACGTGGTACTTGCGTGAGGGGCAGGCCTACTCAGGCGGCGGCTACGCGCCCAAGCCAGGCATCGGCGTGCGGCTCGATAACGAGGTGTTCTACCTAACGTCGGGCAGTGCCAGCTATGCGCGGATGCGCGCGTTCGGAATCACCGAGAAGGCCGTTCGCGAGCGGCTCTGGATCATGGTCGATCCACCTGCGTTTGACCCGGAGAAGTACAAGAAGGACCACACGCACTACGGCGTCTACATGAAGGCCGACCGGGCAACGCTCAATTGGGGTGGGGCCGTCCTCATGGATGAAATGCCGTGGACCGAGTGGGCGGATGCATTCGCCCGACAGATGCCGGACGAGATCGCTGCTGTTCTCGCCGCGGCGCAGCCCGAGCCGGATACTGATGAGGTCAACAAGCGGCTCTACGAGCGGCTCAAGGACCGGATCGCGGCACGCCTGAACCGGACCAAGCGCTACCTGCGTGACCAGAACGGCGTCGAGCAGGCGAAGCTGGACCAGCCCGGCAGGGGGCGACGGGTAAAGCCGCCGACCAAGGCCAAGACCCCGACCACGCCGACCGGCGCAACGAACGGCAGTCCACCGCCGGTGACGGCACTCAACCAGGGCACGCAGCCGGGGTCCGAGCCCGCGTCCGAGGTGCGTCCGGTGCGCCATGGCCTGCCGCAGTTCGCGTGGGTCGGAGCCGACGAGTTCGATCACGAGTGGATCCTCATCCGGTATGACCGCAACGCGATCAACGACGACGGCGGCAAGGGGCGCATCTACGGCAACAAGAACCACGCCACGGTGCGAGAGGCCATCACCCACTGGCAGGACAAGATGGTCCAGCAGGATCAGAAGACCATGGATGGCGTCGAGGCGGTGGTCATGGAGGAGTTCGCGGAACTCGCCATCGCCACGGTGGCGAATGTCGAGGCGCTGACCAGCAAGGTCACCCGCGACGATCTGGATACCAAGTTCCGCTCCGACGAGGCGCTCACTACAGCGCTGATGGGGATGGTCGGGATCGACGCGATGGTCGGTCCTCGACTCTCCCACGTCGGCAAGACGGTGAAGGTCGTCAAGGCCGCGTAGCCGCCGGTCCCGCGAGCGGGCGGCTGGTTTGAGCCAGCCGCCCGTTTCGCGCTTAGGCTTCGCGTGTGGCCGTCCAGCCCCCGGATCAGCAGCCGCAGCAGCCGACCAACCCGACCAACCCGACCGTCCAGCGGATAGTCCGAGCCGCCGCCGCGGGCCAGGTCGCCAAGACGGCGGTTATCGCGCCTGGCGTAGCGGTCACGCTGCCCGCTCAGGCCGCTGTCGGCGCCGTCGAGGTCCCCGTCGAGGCGTTCGCGCACGGGGTCAAGATCGCGATCATCCTCAAGATCCTGCGGCGGCTGCTCAAGCGCACGCACACCGACAGCGCCGACTGGCTCACAAAGGAGCTGCGCAGGCTGTTCCCGGGCGCGAACCCGCTCGTGATCCGCCAGGCCGTCGAGCGCGAGCTGCGGTTCGAGGAGGCGTTCCAGCAGAAGTCGCTCAAGCGCGTCGAGGGCGACCTCCAGAAGGCAGGTGCGCTGCCGACGCCCGAGGCCCGACAGAAGCGGGTCAACGCAATCCTGGAGCGCGAGAAGCACTACGCCAAGCTGCGCGAGAAGGCGATGCTGGCCCGCGCGAAGGGGCACGTCGAGAACGCCGGGGTCAAGGCCATCTCCCCGAACGGCGCGAAGTGGGTGCTCGGCACCCGCAAGAACCACACGCTCGGCTGCCTCGCGCTCGCGGGCAAGAACTGGCCGTGGGAGGTGCTCGACCAGATCCCGCCGCCGATCCACGCCAACTGCGGCTGCTCACTCCAACCGCTCAAGCCTGGCGACCCGGTGCCGCCGATCGGCCAGGCGCTGGCGATGGCCAAGGCCGCGATGGCGCTGGAGGAAGCGATCCGTGCGGTTGCAGCTCCCGGCGAGGTCGACCTCTACCTCGCAGCCCGGGCGCTGTCCGAGGCGTCCGGCGAGTCGTTGGAGGAGATCAACTGGAGCGACTTCCTGCACCCGCGCGGCCGGGGCGGGAAGTGGATCGACAAGCTCGGCGGGCTGCCCGAGCACAAGGAGCCACCCGAGCACAAGGAGCACGAGCCGACGCTGTTCGAGCCGAAGCCCCCGAAGATGCCGAAGCCCGACCCTCACATGCCCGAGCTGTCGCCGGAGAGCACAGTCGTCAGCGGCCCGAAGCCGGAGGGCGAAACGATCCTCGGCGGCGACGTGCCCGAGCCCGACAAGCAGGGTCCGATCCCGAGCTTCGGCCACATCCCGCTCAAGCTCAAGCTCCCGCCCGCGTTCGGTGCCGATCACATCAAGGCGCGTCACGGCGGCGACACGTACATCGTCAAGGACCACGGCGGCGACCGCTCACAGGTCGCCAGCGAGCTGCTCTCCAACGCCGTCTACCGGACGCTCGGCGTGGACGTACCGACCATGGGCCACGTCAAGACCGCGCCCGAGCCCGACTTCGAGCAGCGAGCCGAGGACCTGCCGAACGAGCCACCCATCGACGCGAAGCCCAGTGATCGCATCTCGACCGGCGTCATCCTCCGCGAGCCCGACGGCCGGATGACGCTGATTGAGCCGCGCAACCACTACGGCGGCTACATCCACACGTTCCCGAAGGGCGGCGTCGAGCCTGCGCTCACGCCGCAGCAGAACGCGCACAAGGAGCTGTGGGAGGAGACCGGGCTGCACGCGCATATCACCGGAGTCGTGGGCGACTTCAAGGGCGACACGGGCGTCAGCCGCTACTACGTCGGCGTCCGCACCGGCGGCGAGGCAACTCCGAGCGATGAGACGCAGGCGATCAAGACGGTCACGCCCGACGAGGCCGCGCAGATGCTCAACCGGCCGCGCGACCAGGAGGTGCTCAAGGCGCTGCTGGAGCAGCCCATCCCCACCGGCGCCTACGAGGACGCGTTCCCGCCCGAGACGCAGGGCTCGGCGCTCACATTCCAGGGCGTGGACGGCAAGACGAAGGACATCACCGACCCCAGCGAGGCGCTCGGCAAGGGCTACATGGCCGACGCGCTGCTGGCCAACCGCAGCTTCCTCGGCCAGCGCGGCGAGAACGTCCGCTGGAAGGACGACAACACGCCGGTCCGTACGAGCATGGGCAACACGCTCGGCTACGGAGCCAAGGGCAAGCACGAGTTCGGGGACACGCCCGAGGAGGTCTGGACGATGCGCACCCGCGGCCAGGCCGCGGGCACCGTCCCGCAGGGCGAGGACGAGCTACGCCAGCAGGCGAGCGACATCGCCCGGATCCTGACGAACGCCAAGATCGACGAACTCGCGAACAGCGCCCCGTTCCCCAACGCGAAGGAGCGCAAGCAGGTAGCCAAGACGCTCAAGGCACGGGTGGAGTGGATGCGTCGATTCGCCGCCGGGTCCGAGAGCCTGCCGACGCCTGCGACCGGCGCCGACGCCCGCGCCCAGTACGCCGACGCGCAGGATGGCTTCGAGATTTACCCCGAGGAGCGCCAGGCGATGGAGGACTACGCGGGCGATGCGGGTCGCACGCTCGACGGTCGCCTGACGAGCGGCAAGAACTTCACCGACGACGACCGCAAGCTTGCCAAGCGACTCGACGCCGTCCTGGAGGCCAGCCGAGCGCCGGTCGACAGCTACGTCTACGTCGGCGCGCCGGGCGCGCCGAACAAGGGCATGGTCGGGAAGGCGTTCTCGATGAAGCCGTACATCCGGGCGCACACCGAGATGGCGAACGCAAGGGGTCAGATGCGTATGCGGCTACTCGTGCCCGGCGACGCGCGCGCGCTGCACCTGGAGGACGCCGGGAAGGGCGAGCCCGACATGCTGCTGCCCCGCGGCCAGCGGGTCCAGGTCACCGGCATGCACACCGGGCCGGACGGCGTGCCGCAGCTCGACGGGCTCGTGCTGCCCTACCGCGACCCGCCGCGGATCCCGAGCGACTGGAAGCCGTCGGTCATGGGTCAGACGACCATTGCGGGGCTGAAGCCGAAGCTGCCGAAGGAGGGCGTGCCGTTCTTCAAAAAGGGCGACCGCGTGGACGTCAACGGCAACAAGGCGACCGTGACCGGCGACGCCGGGAAGGGCATGGCGAACGTCAAGCTCGACAGCGGCAAGGGCTACACCGTCCCGTTCAGCATCCTCACACGGCTGGAGGAAGTCTCGGCGATGCCGCACTACGCGGAGGCGCTGCATCCACGGGGTCGCGGCGGGAAGTGGATCGTGAAGCCAAGTGCGCACGTGCCGCGGCCAAGCGCGCACGCGCCCAAGTTGAGCGCGCCTGCGCCCATCACGCCTGCCAGCGCGATCCTCGGATCGTTGGGTGACAAGCGCGGCGATGAGGCCTACCAGGCGCTCGCGAGCGGCGCGGCGACCGACACGCAGAAGATCCACCAGGTGGACGGCAAGTACACGGACGCCCGAAAGCTCCTCCACCAGCACATCGTCAACCACTTCTTCGCCAACGCCCGACCTGTCACCGACGGCAAGCCCAAGGCGATCTTCACGGCCGGTGGTGCAGCGTCCGGCAAGTCGGGGTTGGCCGGGCAGGCATCCAACGCCGAGGCCAACCTCGACATCCCTGAGGGTGCGGTCTACATCAACCCCGACGACATCAAGGAGATGCTGCCCGAGTACAAGCAGCTCAAGGGGATGGGCCGCGAGGACATCGCCGCGGCGGCGGTGCACGAGGAGTCGAGCGACCTCGCCAAGCTGATGACCGGGCTCGCGATGCAGGGCAACTATCCGGTCATCGTGGACGGCACCGGCAACTCGAAGGTCGGCAAGTTCGGCAAGAAGCTGAGCGCGGCACGCGACGCGGGCTACGACGTTGAGGCTCGATACGCGCACGTGCCCGTGGGCGAGGCCATCGCTCGCGAGAAGAAACGCGCGGAGCGCACCGGCCGCAAGGTTGCGGAGTCGCTGCTGCGCAGCCAGCACAGGACGGTCGCCCAGAGCTACGTGGAGGACATCTCCAAGATGCCGGGCGTGCACGTCAAGGTCTACTCGACCATCGAGCGCGGCAAGCCCAAGCTGATCGCCGAGAAGCCACCCGACCAGGAGCTGAAGGTGATGAACAAGCAGCAATACGCCGACCACGTCGCGAAGGCGGAGGCATGACCGAGAAGCGCATCCCACCCGACAGCGCCGAATACCTCGCCGGGCCCATGCCCAAGTACGAGGACGGCACGTTCACCATCCACGGCAAGACGTTCGACGCCAACAAGCTGGAGCCGCTCGACTCCGAGCCACCCGAGCGCGACGAGGTGGTCCCTCCCATACCGCCACATCCGAGCCCGGGAACGAGGGATAGCCGGGCTCCCGAGCAGACGAAGTGAGCATCCTGATCGACCCGGGGGCCGTCTGGATCGAGGAGGCCGCGCCGCAGTTCGACCTCCCGGCCAAGGTCGCGCCGTGGGTGCCAGGACGCGCTGACGGGCCGCTGGACGCCACCGGCGACGGGTATCTCGGAGCCAACAGCCCGCAGCTCGCCGCTGCCCTGTGCCGCCGCTACCCCGGCCTGAAGATCAAGGCGCTCTACACCGGGTCCACGCTGGAGCACGCATGCGCCTACGACCCCAAGACCGGCCTGGCGCACGACGCGCGCGGCACGTTCCCGACCGCCTCGTCCGCATTCGACAGCTTCGGCAGCAACGGCGCCCGAGGAGCCACCCAGGTCGAGAACCCGCCCAGACCGCAGGACGGCGACAGCGACGCGGACGCCTACGTCGCCCGGCACTGGGCCCCGTTCGAGAACGGCAGCTCCAGCCCGCCCGGCGACTTCCAGCTCGACCACGACCCTGACCCCGACGAGCTGGACGCGGCGCTTGGCGGCGAACGGCGCCGGGTCAAGAGCCGTGTGTTGGACGAGGCGCTGGTCCTGAGCGAGGCGATCTGGAACGACAAGGTTCATCCCCGCTGGCCACCCGGCTCGCACGACGCCAACGGCCACAACATCTCCGGGCAGTTCATGCGCGTCGGGCAACGGTTCGACAAGGACGGCCACGAGTGGGAGATCGCGCACGTCGCCGGTAACAAGATCATCGCCCACGAAGCGTCGGGTGACGTGCACCAGGCCGAGACGCGCGTATTCGACACCAAGAAGGTCGGAGATGTGGAGAACTCGCTGGCGGGGGCAAAACCCTCCAAGCCTCGCGTGCTGAAAAGCGGGTTCAAGAAGGGCACCAAGTCGGTGATCCCCGACGAGAACTCGGTTGTCGTTGACGCAGACCGGCACGAGGAGACGCACGACCCGGCGATCAAGCCGAGCCCGCTGTCCAAGCTCACCCCCGAGCAGTGGTCACACTTCGGCAGGACCGACCAGCTCTACTACAACGCCGTGATGGAGCGCTTCGGCGCTTGGGAGGTCAACGGGAAGCACCCACCGCCGATCTCGTCGTCGGGCTCGCAGTGGTCGTCCAAGCTGAGCGCGATCACCGGCGAGGCCCCTCCCGACGCGGTCAGTACCTTCCAGAAGGAGGTCTCCAGCCTGAAGGGCTCCACGTCCGGCAGGCAGTTGTCGGGTGTCAAGGCGTTCGATGGTCTGCTGAACAACCCGGCTGCGCTGGCCAACGCCCAGGCGAAGTACCAGCGGTTTCGGGAGTACGAGGGTGACGTGAACGCGCTGCTGTCGTGGGACCTCTACAACCGCCTGGGCTCACCCGACATGACGGTGATCCACCGCGCTGGCGGCGCGGAGGTGTTCAAGAAGGCGCTCAACGGCAACGCGACCATCCTGAGTGGCCTGTCAACGTCGTGGAAGACGGGCTCGTGGAGTGAACCGAACTCGTTCGTGTTCGCGTTGCCGGTTCGGCAGGTGGGGTTCTTCGAGACGCTGCTGGGCCAGGGGTGGGGATCAGGCAGCGGTGAGAGCGAGCTGGCGAACATCGACCGGCTGAAGGTCGGGAAGCACGCGGGCTACTACCTGAACCACGAAATGCAGGACCCCGGCTATGGCGGTGCCAAGAGCCAGGCGGGCAAGATGTTCAAGTGGGTCACCGACAAGCTGAACAAGAACGGCCAGGGTGGCTGGGTCGCCGACGCGCTCAAGAAGCACTTCAACCCGAACGACCCGTACACGGTCGACCTCGGCCAAGTTGACGCCAACTTCCAACTGAAGAAGGCGGCGGGAGCTAAGACCTACGCCATCCCGCCCGACAACGTGATGGCGGGGATCGAGGACGCACTCGCTGCTAACCCGGGGCATCCGGCGTGGGATCAGCAGAAGAAGTTCGCGGACTGGCCCGAAGGCAAGCCGCAGCCGGGCATGATCATCACGAAGGGCGGGTCGCAGGAGGGCACGCGCTACCTGGTGATCCCGAACGACGCGCTCGGCCCGAACGAGGTGCAGTACGTGCCGCTACTCACCGGCTCGGGTGACTATGACGTAAACCCGGGCGGTGGCGGTTACAAGACGCCTCAGGCCAAGCTGATCGTGGGCGATGACGGTAAGCCGCTGTTCTTCCCGCTGCCGCCACCGCCGCAGGAGCGCGTCTTGGAGCACGATATGGCGTCGCTCGCGCCGAGCGGTCCAGCGATGACGGTCGGCCAGATGCAGGTGGGCGACAAGGTCGCGGTCAATGACGACCACTGGAAGATCACCAAGCTCACGGGTGGCCTCGCGACGCTGGAGTCGCTGTCTGACGGCACCGTGGGGACTGTCGACTCGCTGTGGAAGACGCAGAAGCTGGAGCCGACCGGTGCGGGTGGGCCATCGTTCGATCCCAAGGCAGGCGAGCCCGCGCTCCACAACGGTCTGGTCGTGAACGTTGAGACGGTGAACGTTGGCCCCAACAAGGACGTTCACATCGCGTTGCCCGACGGCTCGACCAAGACGGTGCCTGCCAGCACGCTGGCCGCGGCGCCGACGTTGCCGACGCTGACGCCGCAGAAGGGCGACACGTTCGCGTCCGGTGGCGTGAAGTTCACCGTCACGAACGTGATGAAAGACGGCACGGTCGCTGCGAAGCCCCCGGGCGGACATGTGCAGAAGTTCCCGTCACTCGGCGCGGCCGAGACTGCCAGCATGTTCCGCCCCGACGACTACGAGCCTGGCGCGAAGCAGAAGCTGAACGCGATGGCGCCCGGCGACCTGGTGTCGGGCTCCCCGGCGAAGGTCGCGCCATACATGGTGCTCGGCACCAGCGGTACCAAGACGCACCTCAAAAACCTCGAAACCGGCGAGGTCACCGGCGTATCGAAGAACATCAGCTACCCGGCGCTAGTCGGCAAGGGTGGCGCGCCGGTCGCGATGCCGCACGATGCCTGGAAGCCCGGCGACAAGGTGAACTCCGACGACCTCCAGATCGGGGACAAGATCAACACGGGCCCCGCCGGTGCGGACTACACGGTCACGGGCCAGTCCACGCACCAGGGCGAGGTGGGCTGGCAGCTCGAAGACGACAGCGGCACCGACGCCTGGATCGGGCAGAACATGAGCAGCCAGGGCGGCGTGAAGTTCACGTACCTGGGTAAGGGCGAGCCGACCAAGCCCGAGCCCGTATCCGTCCAGCCGTCCGAGCTACAGGACGCGGCCGAGCATGGCGACCTCCAGGCGTACAAGTGGCACAAGGGCGGCGGGGGTCAGGTCTATCCCAAGCTGAACGCGCTCAAGGACAACCAGCACTTCTACGACAAGAAGGGCAAGCTCTGGAAGGTCAAGCAGGCGGGCGAGCACCCCATCGTCACCGACGGCGAGCAGCTCTACACGACCAAGGGCAACCTGCACGTCAAGGAGGCCGAGCCCGGCACATACACGCCGCTCGATGACGTCACGCCGGAGGTCAGCCCACCGCTCTCCCCCGCGCCGACGATCACCGAGGGGCCCCTGCTGACGGCGAACAACAACGCCTCGTTGAAGACCCTCGGTCTGACGCCCGGCGACAAGTTCACCTACTCCGGGCAGACGTGGGTGGTCGATGCGCTCGCCTCCGACGACAGCGGCAACCTATCCGCCCACAGCGAGGACATGGCGGCCGTGAAGGCGTTCCACGGGTTCTCCGTTCCGGACAGCTACTCGAAGGCGCCAACACCCGTCACAGCGGCCCCCGGGCACCCGCTGCCGCCGTTCCTACAGTCGGTCGGAACGCACGCCGGGATCCCGGTGACGGCCGCGGCGGACTCGTTCTCGCCCAACGATCTGGCGCAGCGGCGGGACGGCACCATCGTCTACAAGAGCGCCCCGACCGGCGACCACTGGACGGAGGTTGGCGGTAGCGAGATCAGCATCCCGGACGACGAGGTGCTGACGCCGCTCATGAAGACGCCTGACGTGCCGAGCACCCTGGATCACTCCGGCGAGAGCATGGACATCCACGACATCCCGGCCGGGCAGTCGTTCTTCGCTGCTGGCCAGCCGTTCCTGATGCTCGGCCACGGCCCGGCTGGCGCAACCGGCATGAGCCTGACGAGCGGCGCGATCCTGCCAGCGCCCGCGGATCAGCACGGCAACTTCGCGCTCGGCACCTGGAACGTAAAGCCGCCGCCTGGGCCGACCGTCCCGTTCGGCTCCCCGAACTCTCTGATGCTCCAGGACTACGAGTCGGGCACCCCCGGCCAGTACGGCGCATGGTCGATCAAGAAGACGACCGAGAACGGCACCGGGCTGTTCTTCCACGACATGCCGGTCGCGTGGAAGGCCGCGTCCGGCGAGCACTACGTCAGCGATCACCCTGGCGACACGTGGCCCGGCTCGACGGCGCCGTCAGAGGTCATCAGCCAGCTCCAGGCCGACCATCCCGGTCACCACGCAGTCCCGCAGTCGGTGCTGAACGCCATCCCTCTCGCCGACGCGGGACCGGGCGAGGTCCCACCAGAGCCCGTCCACACGGGGCCGACCGTTCCGGGCCCAGGCGTGCAGCTCGCCACGTCCCTGGTGAAGGGGCACCACATGAAGATCAAGCTCGACGGCAAGGGAGCCGAGTACGTCGTGCTCGAAACGCCGAAGCCTGGCGCCACGTCGGTCCCGATCCAGAAGCTGAACAAAGACGGCTCGGTCGGCAAGGTCTACGACTGGAAGTTCTACGGCCCGCACAAGCAGATCCTGGTCACCAAGAACCCCGACGCGCCACCGGCCCCGGCGCCCAACGTGCCGCACATGGTCCCGAACGACAAGTCGATCGGGGAGCTTGGGCTGAAGGGCGGCGACTACTTCGGCGACGGCGGGGCGACGTTCCAGATCCAGAAGGCGGGCAACTTCACCCTCCAGGCCAAGAACCTCGACACGGGCATCGTCTCGACGGTCAACAAGGGGTTCGTGCCCGAGCACGCGCCGCCGCCGCCCGACGAGCCCACGCCGCCAACGCCACCGTCCGCGCCGATCCCGACAACGCCGCTGGGCACGCTGAACGACCTGAACGTCGGCGACAAGTACGACTACGGGCCCGGCACCGGATACGAGGTCGTGGCCAAGGGACCGAACAGCATCACGCTCAAGGACACGAGCCAGGGCTTCGGCGGCGAGCACGTGCTCCCGCTCGACACTCCGTTCACCAGCCAGCCGACGATCACCTACAAGGCACCGCCACCCACGGGTGCCAACGCGGCCGGGCAGCTCGGTGGGCCGCCGACCATGGCCGACATGCCGATCCAGCCGTACCTGTGGCACAAGAGCGGCAGCAAGTCCTACCCCGCGCTCTCGGACCTCGCGCCCGGCGAGCAGTTCACCGACAAGACCGGCGCGAAGCACACCGTCTACAAGCACAACGTCAAGAAGCTCGGGGATCCCGTCGCGACCACGACCGTCCAGACGCCGAGCGGCGGCATGGTCGACATCCCGCACACGTTCATCAACCCCAAGGGCAAGGTGAACGTCACGCACGTCAACAAGCTTTCGACGATCGTGTCGAAGCCGACACCCGCGGCGCCCGGTGCCGATCTGGCCCAAGTTGACGCTGCGAACGCAGCCAACGACTTCCTGGAGGGCGCTGGCCATAGCTGGCCGGACATCCAGCAGCTCCACAGCGAGGCCGAGGCGAACGTCGCGAGCCACAAGTACCCGTCCACCTGGTCACCCGCGACGACGTGGGCGCAGGCGTACACGGACGCCTACGTGAGCACGTACGGCGAGGACGCGAGCACCATCGACATGGGCAACAGCCTGTTCCAGGCGGTCAAGTCCACGGGGAAGCCCGCCGAGCCGACGCACGTGCAGGCGTTCGCCGCGCAAACCGCCGCGCAGGCACTACTCAACGGCGACGTGAAGAAGATGGGCAGCGCCTGGCACACCGAGCTGGTCGGCCCGCCGCAGCACGCAACGATGGTGCTCTACCACGGCCACGGCGACGAAGCGCTGCCGGTCGCCTACAGCGACGAGAACGGCAAGCTGCACATCACTCCGACGACGTTCAAGCCGGACATCAACAAGGCGGTCACCTACCTCAAGGCGCAGGAGCCGGGCTACATCGCCGCTGCCAGCCACTCCGACCTGGAGAAGGAGATCGAGGCGGCGGCGGGCCCGAAGCCGGGCCCGACAACGTGGGCGGACCTCCGGGTGGGCGACCTCGTCAAGACCGAGGGCTCATCCTCGGCGCCGTTCAAGGTCACCGGCGAGAAGGGCAGCCAGTGGGAGATCGAGTCGCAGCACGACGGCAGCAAGACGACGATTCCCAAGGACTCGGTGCTGCCGATCACCGTCGTCGGCCACGAGCACGTTGATCCGCAGGCGCCGCTGCCGACGCCGATCAACCCGCAGCACGCCAAGGCCATGCGGATGGCGGACGAGTGGATGAAGGGCCAGCACGTGGGCCCCGACACGATCGCCTCGATCCACCAGAGCGTCGCGGCCTTCCTGGCCGAGAACCCGAACTTCCCCATGGGCGACACGTACGCGACCGCCATCGGGGACAAGAAGGGCATGGGCGGGCTCCAGGTCAGCAGCCCCTGGGGCGCCAACAGCCTCGCGGAGAACATCAACAAGGCCACCAAGACCACGCAGCCAACCTACGTCAGCCCGCACGAGCTGGGCACGGGCGACGTGTTCGGGAACGATGCCGGAGGCCAGTTCAAGGTCACGGCCAAGTACCCCGAGTCCGGCAAGATCGAGTTCGAGAAGACCTCCGGTGCGGGTGCGCCGTTCGGCACTGTCCACTACGACTCGCCGGTCAAGTACCAGCTCATCTCCAAGTACGAGCCGCCGACCGCCGAGGCCAACGAGATCCCGCTGCCGCAGAACCCGGCGCACGAGAAGGCGGTCAACGCCGCGGACGAGAAGCTCCTGAACGTCGTCCCAACGTCGAAGACCGCCAACTGGATCCACGTACGTGCAGCCGAGAACCGGGCGACGTACCCGGGCTGGTCATGGGGCGAGGCCTACGCCGCCGCGACGCACGAGGCGCTGCCCGACCAGACGCCGGACGAGCTGAACGCGCTGCTCGACCACATCGACGCCAAGTCCAAGGGGCCGCTGCCGAAGGCCGAGCAATTGCCGCAGCCCACGGCTGGACCGGCAGCCGGGATCCCCGACTACACCAGCCTCACGAACGCGGGCGCGAACCTCACGATTACCGGCAGCGCAGGTGGCACGACGGGCGCGCAGAAGGCGACGGACGAGACCGGCAAGAAGTGGCTTGTCAAGGCGTACCAGGGCAAGCAGGACCGCGTCGCGACTGAGCTGCTCGCCAACGCCGTCTACCGCGCGATGGGCCACAAGGCAGCCGACGCCGGGGTCATCGACACGCCTGAGGGCAAGAAGCTCGCGTACCCGCTCGTGGACGGCCAGGTCAAGCACTGGTCCGGCACCGACGAGGCCAAGATGAAGGCGCTCGGCCAGGGCGTCATGACCGACGCGCTCGTCGGCAACTGGGACTTCGCCGGGCTGGAGGACGACAACGTGCTCTGGAACGGTGACGAGCCGACCCGCATCGACCAGGGCGGCACGTTCATGTTCCGCGCGCAGGGCAAGCCGAAGGACTTCGGGCCGCTGCCGCTGGAGGTCAAGTCGCTGCTGACCGGCGGCGGTCAGGGCGTCAAGGGCGTGAGCGTGTCGGAGGCGAGCCTGCGCGCGCAGGCGAAGGACATTGCCGCCACGATGACTCCCGAGAAGATCGACGCGCTGGTCGACGCCGCTCCGTTCAAGGACCAGAACATGAAGCAGACGATCCGCGAGAACCTCAAGGCGCGCGTGGCGTGGATGAAGGCGTTCGGGGACGGTCAGCATTCGGACATGCTCCAGGGCGTCAAGCTCGCGCCCAGTCCGACGCCGCCACCGACCCCGCCGCCACCAGAGGCGGAGGTCACCAAGGTGGCCGCCGACATGCCCAGCAGCGCGCCGAAGTTCGAGGTTGGGCATCACGTCAGCTACGCCACGGACTCGGGCCCCAAGACCGGCACGATCACCAAGGATGTGAGCTACTCCGCTACGCAGCACGCCTATCAGATGGACAACGGCGACAAGGTGGACGAGGTGTCCATCGGCGGTAAGGTCGCCAAGACCCCTGAGATCCCCAAGCCCGAGCCGCCGCCTCCCGCGGCCACCGGCCCGGTGAGCGTGGGCGAGATGCCGATCAACCCGTACCTCTGGCACAAGGGCGGTGGCGGGCAAACCTACCCGCAGCTTGCGACGCTCGGGCCCGGCGCTCACTTCGCGGACAAGAACGGCCATGAGTACCTCGTCACCTCGAACGCCAACGGGGTCACGGTCGCCCAGCGGATCATCGGTGGCGTGCCCGGCAAGACGGTCACGATCCCGCACACCTTCGTGAACAAGAAGGGCAAGACGCAGCCAGCGCACGTCAACGCGGGCTGAGCACACGATCGGCGCTATCGTCCCGAGCAGAGATGGCCTACCAAATCCCACCCGAGTACGAGCCCCGCGAGGAACAGATCCCGCCGTACGCGCACGACATCGGGCGGTTCCGGGTCTGCTTCGCGCTCACCCGCCTGATAGCGCAGCGCGACGATCCGATCTTCTGCAAGCAGCTCTACGACGACCCCCGGCTCACGACCGACGACGTCGAACTCGCCGAGCCCCAAGGCCCGCTCCCGCCGCCGCCCTAGCACACTTCGCGTGCTATCCTCCTTCGGAACAACCTAGTCCCGACCCAACAGGAGGAACCATGTCCGCTTACGCGGAGGCCGTGGCGAGCATCGCCGCGCACCTCGAAAACCTCGCCAAGCAGGCGCAGCAGCTCGCTGTGGCGATGAAGTCAGACGGCTGGCGGCCCGAGGAACTTGACGAGGGCCTCGGCATCGACCGCGAAACCCCCGGCGGCGACGAGCTTCACGTGGGCGACCGCGTGCAGGTAGTCGGCTCGGACCGCTACGGCGACCCCACCGCCATCGTGAAGGGCCCCGGCCCCGACCTCGGCGACGGTAAGCAGCGCGTCCACGTCGCCCTGGAGAACGGCGAGAACGACGAGTACACCCCGAGCATCAACCGGGTGCACCTGGTCAGCGCCGACGCCGAATAGAAGCTTCCTCGGTCAGACGCCGCCCCCGGCTCGCGAGAGTTCGGGGGCGGTTGTCGTTCTAGCGCAAATCATGTGCTACTATGAAGCCATACAGCTAACAACTCCGACCGAGGAGAAGCACCATGTCGCAGGAAACGCAGGAATGGCTGAACTTCTACACGCTCCAGTCACGGGCCGTCTGGCACACCGACGAGCAGCTCCAGAAGATCGCCAACACGATCTACAACGGACCGATCCCCCTGGAGGACGTTCGTAGCCGACTGTTCGGCTGGGAGCCGCTGCGCGGCGACCTCACCTCGACCGCCACCATCCTGACCGCCGACGGTGTCGACACGGTGACGATGACGGACGAGAACCGCATCACCATCATGCGCCCGCCGTACGCGCTCTCCGACGACGATGCGGGCGCCATCCTCGGCGTCTTCAAGTCCGGCTACAAGGCGCATCCGTACGCCAAGTGGCTGCTGGAGAACGTCAGCCACATCCTGGACGACACGCTCGGCATCTACTCCGCCGGTCTGCTCAAGGGCGGCGCGCAGGCATGGGTCCAGGTGACCGTGCCCGACTGGATCAAGACCCCGTCCGGCGTCCTGTTCAAGCCGAACCTGCTGTGCGTGACCAGCTTCGACGGCTCGATCGCGACCACGTACAAGCGGACCATCAGCAATGCCGTGTGTGACAACACGATGCGCGCCGCGCTCGGCGAGGCCGGGAAGGCCTACAAGGTCAAGCACTCGCGCTACTCAGACCTCAAGATCATGGAGGCGCGCGAGGCCCTCGACATCGTCCACGCCACCGCCACGGACTTCGAGGCCGAGGTGGAGCAGTTGAACGCCACGACGGTTACCGACAGCCAGTGGGACGAGTTCCTGAGCAGCCTGGTCCCGACCAAGGACAAGGACGGCAAGGATCTCTCCAAGCGCTCCACGACCATCGCGACCAACAAGCAGGCAGAGCTGAACCTGCTCTGGAACCACGACCAGCGCGTGGCCCCCTGGAAGAACACCGCGTGGGGCGTCGTCCAGGCTGTCAACACGCACGCGCACCACTTCCAGTCGGTGCGCGGCATGAGCCGCGACGAGCGGAACATGACCAACACCATCGAGGGCAAGTTCGACAACCTCGACACCAACACCATGGCGACGCTTGAGGCAGTGCTCGCCGCGTAGCCCGAACTGCATAGCCGGATCCGCCCACCGCCCCCGCGCTCGCTGAGCCGGGGGCGGTTGTCGTAGCGCACGATGTGTGCTATGCTGTACGAGTAAGCAAGAGACCGACCGAGGAGTTCCAAATGCAAGCCACCCCCGCAAAACTGCCCGACGACACGTGGGGCGTCCGCGTCTACGATCCCGCCCAGGCTGGTGCCTGGACCGGCCAGGCCGTGACCGTCCAGTCCAAGGGCGGCAAGTCCTGGACGAGCGTGCTGACCGAGCTGGTCAGCCACAACGAGCAGAAGGGCGTCGCGCTCTACCGCAAGGCCGAGAAGAACGCCCAGCAGCCCGCGCAGCAGCCGCTGCCGCCGATCGCTGGCGGCGCGCCCGAGCCCGACGAGGCGCCCGCGCCCGTCATGCTCGCGCTGCCGCCGACCCCCGCGCCCGGCACGACATTCACCGTCAAGGCCGTCTACCTCGACCCGACGCGCGGCATCGGCGGCTCGTTCGGCCCCTTCAACACTCGCACCATGGCCGAGCAGGCGCTGGTCGCGGTTGCCGGTCGCTCGGACGTGTCCAGCGCGACCATCGAGGAGGTCTGATGCCCACCGGATACGAAGTCGGCATGTACCGGGACCTCTCACTGCTCGCACAGGCTGCACGGCGGCTCGTGACAGTCCTGGAGCGGCCCGCGAAGGACGCGCGGGAGGTCGCCCTGGCGGCCTTCCGCTTCGGCGTCCAGCAGGGCCACAGCATCGGCCAGACGCCACAGCAGCAGGACGCGGCGTTCGACCGCTGGTACGAGTGCGAGACGGCCACGGGCGACGGCGCAGCCGAGGTGCTCGCGCTGATCGCCGGATCGCCGTCCCTGTCCAAGGCCCAGATCACGGGCAAGGCGCAGGACTGGCTCCGGACGCACCAGAAGGGAGGGACCGCCTGATGTGGCTGTTCACCAAAGACGGCTTCTACTCAGTCGTTGAGAAGCCCGGCGACCGGCGCGCGCGGAAGCTGACCGTCCGTACTCGCAACCGCGAGGACATCGACGCGCTCGTCAAGGGCTACTTCCCCAAGGCCAAGCCGTACCGCGTCGAGCGGTCGGACTACGAGTGGCGGATCCGCGTGTCCAAGCGCGCCTGGGCCAACGCTGTTCGCCTGATGGCGATGGACATCGACTACTCGAACTTCAAGGACGAGGTCACCAGGCGCCAGGGCCACAAGCGCCACAACGTGTACTCGCGCGTGTGGGGCGTCCTGCTGTCCCTGGAGGACAAGCGGCGCTGGTGGACAAAGGACGCGCCGCAGACGCTCGATCTGCCCGAGGCGCTCGCAGACGCGCCACACCGCTACTGAGCGTAGAGTGGCGCTCATGACGAGCGCTACCGAGATGGAGCTAGTCGGGAACACCGACGCGCAGAGGTGGGCGCAGGAGTTCGTCAGGATGGTCACGGCGAACCCTGCGATCCCCACCGACGAGGGCACCATGATCGGCTGGTTCGCGAACGCGATCATGGCCGGGTACGACGAGGGCACGCGCAAGGAACGCCAGCGCGACGTGGTCGAGAAGCTCCGCGAGTTGATCTTCCAGGCCGCGGGCGCGGCGACCGGCCCGCTGCTTGAGGACCACCCGGACTTACGTGTTCCCGTCCGCGCGCGTCGCAGCGGCTGTCGAACGCGTCTGCGCTGAGTTCGGCGTCCCCCCTGGTCAGTAGAAGCGCGGTAACGCCTGGGAAGCCGAGGAGCGCGACGTGGTGAACCAGGGACCAGGGCCTTCACGCCTAGCTCACAACTCGATCTGAGAAGCCGTCACCATCCTGACCTAGAGTGGACGGCATGAAGGTCATCGTGCAACGCATCTGGACCGAGCCCGCCGTCGCAATCGGGCTCGGCGCGTCGATTATCCTGGCGATCCTCGCCGTCGCGACCGGCGCGGACTGGGATGCTTCGACCATCGCCGGAATCGCTGCGCCGTTCATCTCGGCGCTCGGCATCCGCGAGACGGTCAAGCCCGCGCTCGGCAAGCCGCCACTTCAGGGTGAAACACCGTCCGAGCCCGCGCCGCCGCCACCGATACCGCCCGGCGATCCCGAGCCCGGCGACAAGACGCCAGGGCCAGGGCCCGGCGAGATCCTGCCCGAGGAGCCGACCAGTGCCTGACATCACATTTGCAGACGTGAGTGAGTTCCAGGAGAACTTCGACGCCGACCCCTACCTGCGCGCCGGACACCAGGTCATCATCGTCCGCGCCCACAACGGCTACCGCAAGGACAACAAGTGGCCCGCACGACGGGACTACGTTCGCTCCAAGCCGTTCGTGGTGGTCGGCTACTACCAGTACCTCGTGGCCGGTCGCGACGCGGCGCAGCAGGCGCGCGACTTCATCAACACAGTCGGCAAGCTCGCGCCGAACGAGTTCGCGATCTGCGACCTCGAAGAAGGCGGCGGCAACCAGTCCTCACGCGCGGTTGCATGGTTCAACGTGATCGACCCGTGGGCCGGATTCAGGAGCACGCTGTACTCCGGCGAGGCGATGTTCAAGCACCAGCTCGGCGGCTCCGCGAGCTGGTCACGGCCGACGTGGATGGCGGCATATCGCTCCAGCGAGCCAACCGACAAGCACACCTGGTGGCAGAACACCGACAAGGCGCGCTTCCCCGGGCTCGCCGGTGGCGTGGACGGCAACATCTACCACGGCACCTCAGCGCAGTTCAGGACAGCGGTTCGCCCGGGCGGTGCACCGGCAGAAGCCGTTGAGGCGGCAGCCTCGGATCACGCGACCGGGATGCGCTGGCTCTGGCCGGAGATGGCGCCAGCCGGGTTCCACTAATGGCCAACAACGGGAACCTCCCGCCGTCCGACCTCGCGCCGATCAAGAACGGGCAGCTCCGCAAGGACGCCGCCGCGGCCTGGAACGCGATGAACGCCGAGTGCCGCGCGAACGGCGTCGAGCTACGACCGACCGGATCGAAGTCGAGCTACCGCACCTACGCGCAGCAGGTGGAGCTGTGGAACCTCTACCAGTCCGGCGGCGGAAACCTCGCAGCCCGCCCAGGCACCTCGAACCACGGATGGGGCATCGCCGTCGACCTTGCGTCGCAGCAGATGCGGTCGATGCTCGACCGAGTCGGCGACAAGTACGGCTGGAGCAAGCGCACCAGCGACGCGCCGAGCGAGTGGTGGCACATCCGGTGGCGCGAAGGCTCATGGCGCGGCGCTGACCCCGGCCCAGAGGGACGTGGTGCGCCGCAGGCCCCCGTCCAGGAAGCGGCAAGTGACCACACCACCGGCATGCGGTGGATCAACAGCGGAATGACCCCAGAGGGAAAGCTCCCCTAAGGAGGCGAACATGGCAAAAGGCCTTGTGCTCTACAACGCAGACGGGCGAGTCGACTACCACTCGCTTGACAACAACGGCGACGCCTGGCAGCGGTTTATGCAGAAGGACGGCAAGTGGTCGCCCTGGCGCAAGTTCGGCCGCGGCGGCGCGCAGAAGTTCGTGGAGATCGACGGGTGCCGCCACCCGGACGGGCACCTGGAGGTGTTCACCCGCACCGCCGGTCAGGTGACCTACCACAACTGGCAGAAGGGCGCGAACGGCAACTGGCAGGCGAGCTACGTCCAGTTCTGAGTGCCCGAGCTTATGGTGCTTGCCCCGGCGCTCCTGCGTCTGCTCGCGGTCGTGACCGCCGTTGACGCCGCCATCTTCGGCGGGGCCTGGTTTCTCGAACGCTGGTGGTATCAGCGCAAGCGGCGGGTAGGCTGACGCGGGCCCGCTGCCCCGAGGGACAGCGGGCCTGACATCCAAGCGGTCACGGGCGGAGACTCGAACTCTCTTGGCCTACTCGCGCTACCCCCCGGCTCGCCTCTGCAGCGGCGTCCGCGCGCTTCCGTGCTCTCTTATTCTCCTGGCCCCAGCGCTAAGCGGAGGGCGCAGTCTGGGTGTCGCCACCTTTGCCTGCCTACAGTCCAGGGAACCCGAGGCTGCACAAGATAGCACACGACGTGCGCGACCCGTGCTACGCTGCCGAGCGCATGACTGAGACTACGCGCTGCCAAGCCTGCGGTGTCCTCGATGCGCTCGGCCGACACGACGGCACCTGCTCCTACGCGCTGGAAGTCGGACTGCCACGGCTGGCTGAAGGTGAGGATCCCATCGACCCGGAAGACGAAGGCGAGCTAGGCCCCGAGGACCCCAACCTGGAGTCCGGCTACGACGGGCCCGTGGCCGAGGAAGGCGAGGTCAGCCCCAACCATCCGGCGCACCCGCGATGGCACCAGGACAGCCCCGCTGTCCAGCGCGTCCTCGACGAGGACCGGCCGGGCGACATCCAGCGCGCGCCCAGCCAGGCCACGCACGCGCTCACCGGCGACATGGTGGCGCACCAGCGACCCGACGGCATGTGGGAACCACGCCCGCGCGGCGAGAACCCCGACGCCGGGCTGTACACCGGCCTGTGGGTCAGCTACCGCGGCGACCGCGACGACGGCAAGTTCGACGCCGTCATCTTCGCCACCGAGCTGGACGCCCTACGCCACGCCGTCAAGGAGGGCTACAACGTCCACCCGCTGGAGCTAGGACGATCCCTCCGCGAACAGGTCGAGGCGATATAAGCCTCTCTGCCGCAAGATGAGCGCCACCCAACCAACCCCCCACCCTCAGTCCTCGCAGCAGCCCAGCGCGCCCGCCAGCCAGCCCAGCGCGCCGAATCACGAGCACCGCTGGCAGATGAGCGCGCACCTCGACTTCTGCCACTACCACACGACTGTGTACGGCTGCACCCGATGCCGCGCCACCGCCACCAAGACCGTCGAGCGCGCCCTCACCGACCCCATGAACGGCATGTGGAGCGAGGAGCAGTACGTCGAGGTCCGCCGTGATGCCCGCGGCCGGTTCGTCAGCCCGCACTGGGACGTCGTCGTCTGCGAACGCTGCGACGAGCTGAAGGCCGGTGCGCCAATCCGCGTCGACCTCGTGATCGTCGGCAAGACCGGCGACATCGAACGTGAGGAACACGTCGAGCGCGCCCAGGAGCAGACGTGACCGTGTATCGCTACCGAGTCGTCACGATGCTCTACCGCGACGACGAGGACATAGACGAGGAGCCAGTCGAGATCGGCCGTTACGCCCAGGCGCTCCCAGAGTTCGAGCCAGCCGACGTCCAGGAGTGGCAAGTCGTCCACAACGCCCTGGCCGTCGAGAACGACGGCGAGGTCGCCCAATTCACCATCGACGTGCACATCACCCGCATCAAGCTGACCGACCCATGACCGACCGCCACGCCGGATACATCGTCGTGCTGGAGCGCGACATCCGCGAGGACGACGCCGAGCACGTGATCAACGCACTCCGGATGACTAAGGGCGTGCTCATCGTTGAGCCGATCGTCACCGACACCGAGCTGCACATCGCCGAGAGCCGCGCCTTGGCGGCTTGGCGAGAGAAGCTCCACGACGTGCTCTATGGCCAGCCATGACCCGCGTCAACGTCGCCGTCCGCGTAGACGACCGCCTCGAAGCCCGCGCCCGCACCTACGCCACCGAGCACGGGCTGAAGCTCCGACAGCTCATCGAACTCGCGCTTGCCCACGAACTCGCGATCCCACCCGCCGTCGCAGGCCTCGACATCGGCCCGGCGCTCTGCCCCCGATGCGAAAAAGCAGTCGTGTCCAGCGGACGATGCGACCTATGCAAATGGCACGCCGAGCCGCGCCCCTGGAAGGCAAACGCGGCACGCGCGCGCGACACGACGTGAGCTAACGAGGAAACGCCGCCAAACCAGGGAGCCGCTGATGTCATTCCGCCGCAACCGAGAGCCGCACCCGGTACTCCCGCCAGGAGCGCCCTACGCCGACATCTACCAGCACGCCGCCAAGCTGATCCGCACGCGCGGCTGGTGCCACCAAGGCGGCCTCGACCGCGAAGGCCGCATGTGCCTGCTGATCGCGATCACCAGCGCGGCCCGCGACTGCCTACCCGAAGACGACGACATCCGCGCCCCCAGCCTGCACGCCGCCCGGCGCCTCGCACCCCAAGGTCGGACCGGCAGCGCCTACAGCCTCATCGACTTCAACGACGCGCCCGAACGCACCGAAGCCCAAGTCCTCCAGCTACTGGACGAGCTGAGCACATGAGCGCGATCGTCGTCATCCTCGGGCTGACCGCCCTGACCGTCGGCACCATCCGTCTCGGCCTCATGGCGGTCCGCCACGCCCAGTACCTCCTCGGCGTTCGCCACCTCCCCAAGGTCAGCGAATGGCAGGCACGGCAAAACGCCAAGCCGCTGTCGAGTGCGATCATCCACGTCGTAGGAGAACCACCCGACCGAGGAGACGGCTGAATTGCCCGGGTTCACGATCAACCAGGTCACGCTGAGCGGCAACCACACGCGCGACCCCGAAGCGCGCACCACACCCGGTGGGCTGGACCTCTGTAAGTGCCGCATCGCGTTCAACGAACGCCGCAAGAACCAGAGCACCGGCGACTGGGAGGACAAGGCGAACTACATCAACGTCACGATCTTCGGCGGCATGGGCGCCTGGATCGCGAGCAACCAGCGCAAAGGCGACTCAATCGTCGTGGCCGGACGCCTGAGCTGGCACGAGTGGGACACCGACAACGGCAAACGCGAAGCCATCGAAGTCATCGCCGACAGCGTCGCCACCCCACGCGAAGGCAAAGGCGGCGGCGGCGGCGACGACCTCTCCCGCTACGACTCCGGCACCGACATCCCCGTCGACTCCGGCGACCTCCCCGAGCCCGGCGCCAACGCCATGGCCGGAACACCAGGCGGAGACAGCGACGACATCCCCTTCTAGGGTATTCCGTTTCAATACGTCCGAGGGTTCACTCAAGATGTGCGCATGCCACCACCAACATGCACGTGCGGCACGTGCCCTCTCTGCACCGGCCGCTACAAGTCGTACAGGGACAAGACGCCCGAGGAGAAGGACGCGTGGCTTGCGCGCCGGAATCCCGAGAAGGTGCGAGCAGCGGATCGGGCTCGCTACGAGCGCGACAAAGAGAAGCGCCGTGCCGCGATGGACGCTTACCAGCAGACACCCGAGGGAAGGGCAGCGCATGTGGCTGCCACCACTCGCTGGCGCACGGAGCACCCCGAGGCGCAGGCGGCGCATAACGCGGTGGCCCGAGCGATCAGAAGCGGCAAGCTCGTCAAGGGGCCGTGCGAGGTGGGCGTCGACTGCACGGGCCAGGTCCACGCACACCACGAGGACTATTCCAAGCGCCTGGAGGTCCGCTGGCTGTGCGCACGACACCATCGAGAACTGAGCAACACCAACCCATAGGAGCCCAACATGCAGCTATACGAGTACGCAGTCATCCTGAACGAGAAGCGCGACAAGGACGGCGAGGTCACCGAGGACGCTGAGATCGTCGTGCCGCTGACAGCCACGCTCGCCCGCGACCCCGAGCAGGCACAGTTGCTCGCCGCCCGGGCGATCCCCGACGAGCTGGTGAGCAACGGGAAGCTCGACCGGCTGACGGTGGTGGTGCGTCCCTTTTGACGTTGTTGACGCCGAGGTGATCGACGAGAGCGACAGCGGCGTGGTGATGCCTCGCGTTGGTAGGCGCAACCGTGGCATCGGCACCCTTGGTGACGACGCCCCGGCGTTCGAGGATCAGGTGTTCGGCGGATCTGGGAGTGGCACGCTCATGCCCCCGGGTTCGCAGCCGCAGGCGTGGGGCCTCACGCAGACCAGCAACACGGGCGTGGTCCTGAGCAACAACACGAGCCAGGCTGTCTACGCGTCCGCGTCCTCCTTGCTGGCGAAATGACGATCCGCGTCGGACAGAACGCCCAGGGGCATCGGTCCCGCTCGATGAGGCGCGCGCGCTTGCCCGTGCCGCCGCCACCGGTCCGGACGGAGAAGCACGTGGGCATCGTGCGCAGTCCGCGCGCGAGCACGGCCGCCGGTCTGCCCGTCTCCGAACCGCAGGCTGAGGTGCTGCGCCTGCTCACCAACGAGCTGCAAAGCGCGAGGGTCATCGCTCAGCAGCTCGGCCGCTCGGCGTCCGGCGTCAACGCCAGCCTGTACGCACTCCAGGCGCGCGGGCTGGTCCAGAAGGCGGCCTACAAGGGCTGGAAGCTGACGGACGACTGAGTGTCCGACTACGACCGGCTGATGAATCGCCTGGAGAGCACGATCGACTACGTCCTCAGGGCCGACCTGCCCGCGGTCTCCGACGAGCGCCGCGTGACGCTGGTTGGGCATCTGACCGGCGCGGTGATCGTCACCGTCATGGACCACGACCGAGAGGAGCCTCATGAGTAGCCTGCACCAGTTGCGCGACGGGATCGAGCGGATCAAGTCGGCGGAGCGCGGCGAGGGCAACGTCGAGCGCCGCGACTTCCGCGATCTGATGGACGACGCGACCGGGCCTGGCGGTGTCGACACGCTCGCGATCGAGGGCAAGCGCGTAGGACGCTCGAACGGCGGGATCCCGTGCGACGTGACCTCAGGGCCGTGCTCGTGCGGGGCGTGGCACTGATGCCGCAAAAGCGACAGGCCGCACGCCCCGACGCCGTAGCCAAGCCACACGTCCACGCCA